AGAATGTACTGGTGACGCCAGACACCACGACCATCCCGATCCCTTCTGACGCCATCGGCATGATGCTGCGGGAAGTCTGCTGGGTTGATCCGAACGACCAGATCACCCGCATACCTCGTGTATCGCTGGAGGTCGCCACGATGGGCTCAAGCTACTCGACTGGGTACTGGGTTCAGCAGAACGCACTCAAGTTCAAGCCCAACAGCCTGAGAGGCGGCACGTTGCGCCTGTTCTACCTGCGTCGCCCTGCCACCTTGGTGAATACCCTGCATGCCGGTGAAGTGATCTCTGTCGATACTGTCTCTGGATATGTGACACTCGCCTCTCTGCCTATTGACGCACCCTACACAGACAGTCTGATCAGTGTTTGCGCATCTACCCAACCAAACGCTTATGTGTTGGAGTCCGCGACCGTCCTTGGGGTTGTCGGCCTGAACGTTCAGCTATCGTCCGAAGACGCCGCTCTTGTTTCTATCGGTGACTGGCTGACGTGGCCGGGGCAGGCTCCGTTCGCGCAGTACATCCCGCAAGAGGCCACACACCTTCTCTGCCAGGGCACGGCCGTCCGGTGCTGTGAGGGCATGGGCGATCAAGCATCGTGGAAGACTGCCAAGAGCCAGTACGACACCATGTACAAGGATCTGCAATCTGCCCTGACTGGTCGCGTGGTGTCTGAGCCGAAGATCATCGGTGGCACGGGAGGCTTGCTTGATTCGTACAGCTACGGCGGTTTGTTCCGATGAGCCAGACCGTCCCCGTCATTCTCACCGGGCTCTGGACCGACCCTAACCAGTTTTCCAAAGTCCCGCCGGGGTCCTTCACGGTTGCCGACAATATGTCGGTTGATCGCCCAGGGCAGATCGAGTCACGCCGTGGCTTCAACATCTACGGAAACCTTGGCTTTGTCGGGACAGTTCGCAGTCTTCTGTACTATCAGAACACCATTCTTGCCCATGGGTCGAATGGCAGTCTATATCGTGATGCCAGCCACGATGGCTCAAGCTGGCCAGCCTACACCGGCTCCTTTCTTGCCCCGCTTACTTCTGGCAGTTCTCGCATCCGCAGCACGCAGGCTCGCAAGAATCTGTACTACACCACTCGTGTTGGGGTTTATAAGCTCGACATCGTAACGGGTACGCCGCGCCTTGCCGGGGCTCCAGTGGCCCTGGGCGGTACGGGGACCACTACAGGGGCGACAGGGTTCCTCCCAAACACAGAGCAGGTAGCCTACCGCGTCGTGTGGGGCTATCGGGACGCCAACGCTTATCAAGTATCCGGAGCGCCTTCGGACCGCTTCATTGTCGTCAATACCTCCGGCGGGGCGCGTAATGTCTCGCTCACATTCCTGATTCCGAAGAACTTCGCCATTGATGGCACATGGTTCTATCAGGTCTATCGCTCTGCTAATTCACCTGGGACAGTGGAGCCAGACGACGAGCTTCAACTTGTAATCGAAGGCTCGCCCACAGCGCCAGAACTTGCGGCGGGATCGGTCACGAGCGTGGATTCAACACCTCCTGAGCTTCGTCAAGCAACGATCTACACGGCCGAGTCACAAGAGGGCATTGCCGCAGCAAACTACCCGCCCCCGTTCGCTGATGACATAGCCACGTACAACGGCTTCACGTTCTACGCCAACACCTCAGAACCGCATACGCTGACGCTCGATCTGGAATCGACCGACGTTCCGAACGGTCTGCAGGTCGGGGATACCCTGACCTTTACACCCACGACCGGTGCGCCATTCACCATCTCAGCGCAGGCAGCGGAGAATGCCGCGTTGGGACAGTTTCAACGCTTCGCTGCAGGCACTCCTTCAGAGAATATCCGCAACACCGCGCAGTCCCTTGTTCGGGTGCTCAATAGCTACGCCTCGAACACCTTCCTTGCGGGTTACTACGTTTCGACCTTTGACGGCGTGCCGGGCCAGATGCGATTCACTCGCCTGGACAATACGGACAACCGTTTTCAGATCAACTCCAGCCGGAACACCTGCTGGACGCAGAACATCCCTGCAGCCGGGACGAACTTCTACAACGTCTCGCAGAACGACGCAGCCACTAATCGTCTGATGTACTCCAAGCAGGATTTGCCGGAGGCGGTTCCCCTTACTAACACCCTTAGCGCAGGCAGTTCTGACAGTCGCATCGTGCGCATCTTGCTGGTGAAGAACTACCTATACGTGCTGACGACGGACGGGGTTTATCGTGTGTCTGGCACTACGCCGTCAGACTTCCGGGTTACCACGGTTGATACAACGACCAGAATCACCGCGCCGAACTCTGCTGTCACGCTGGAAAACAAGCTCTATTTCTACAGCTCGCTCGGCATCGTGTCGTTCGATGAATCCGCTCTCGACATCATGGAGCCTATCAGCTCGGAAGTTCTGCAATTGGCTGCGAACAAGCAGACTCCGTTCCAAGACAACGCTTTCGGCATCTCCTACGAGTCGGACAAAAAGTACCTGCTGGCCTGCCCATCCATTGCGGATGTAAGCCCTGATCCAACACAGGAATATGTCTGGAACTACGCCACCCAGGCATGGACGCACTGGTCTGTTGCCATGACTGCAGGGGCGGTGAATCCGACCGACAACAAGCTATACGTCGCGAATACCAACCTTGCCTCACAGGCGGTGATCTACAAGGAGCGCAAGAACTACACCGACACCGACTTTGCGGACACGGACATCCCGATCAACATCGTTTCAAGCGTTGGTGACACCATCGTCCTGACTTCGGCAGTTGGCCTAACCTCGCGCATGTCGGTGATTCAGGGCACATCGAGCTCGATCATTGAATCGGTCGATATTCCGACGAATACCATTGTCTTGACGGACATTTTCACTTGGGTGCCGGGGGCGGCCATTGCCGTGACCCCGATTCGAGTGATGCTAACCACTATTCCGAACGCTCAATCTAACCCCGGCGTGCTCAAGGAAACCTGCGAGCTTAGCTTGTTGTTCCGCACAACTGGCTTCGACGAGCTAACCCTAACGATTTCGACGGATTTGACAGGAAATGGCACGCCTTTCCGGGTTATCCCCTCTCGTTTTGGTGCTTGGGGGCAGTTCCCATGGGGTGAAGCGCAGTGGGGAGGCAATACTTCTGGCGAAAACCGCATCCGCGTACTGCTTCCGACCAATACACGCCGTGCAAACTGGTTTACATGGACGCTTGAGGGGGAGAAGTGCTTCTCCAGCTTCGCCATGCAGGGTTACTCGATGATCTGGGCAGAAATGTCCAGCAAGCAGAAGGGCTGACATGTCTGCCGCGCCAGAACTCCGAAGAATCACCCGCGATCAGCTCAGGGATGAGAAGTTTGACGGTATTGAGCCGCTTTTAAATGCTTTTAACAGCTTTTGCGATCAAACAACCAGCGTGCTTAGCGGTAATATCGACGTTGAGCAAAACACGGTTGAGCGGATCGCTTCGGTTGTCTTTACGACCCCCGCAGACTACGCAACAGGGGGGTTTCCGGTGCTTCGCGTTGCGTGGCCGTTCAAAACGGCAGTGAGAATCGTGAATCTCGGGAAGTTGTCCGGCCCGGTCCGTATCCTGATGCCGGTATCACTGATTGAGTGGGCGTATTCGGCCAATGTGTCTGGAGGGCAAGTGACTATTGGGTATATCGCCGGGCTTGCTCCAAGCACAAGCTACAACGCAAATCTGCATTTGCTTTAAGGAAACGACATGGCCTACTCGCTCAGCTACAAGACCGGCAACCCACTTGATGATGACAATTCCGACCCATCTGCCCAAGCCCTCACGGCAGGTGCGGCTCCAATGTCAGAGGTTGCCTCTGGCGGTCCTGCTACCGGCTCAGCGTCAGCCCCATCAAACGAGTCAGGCACCTTCCGCGACTTCAACAAGTACGCCGACCTGAACCAAGGACAGACACAGGCACTTGCCGACAACGTATCGGGAAATATCCAGACCGTAGGCGACACTGCAAGGGCAGATCGGGCGACATTCGACACGAACGCCAGCAATGCGATTGCGGGCGCAACGAACCGTTATGACCCATCGTCAAAGTCCGAACTGGAGCATCCTGAGTCCGTCTCTGACCAGTACCGCAAACTGCTGTCCGGATCCTACTCAGGCCCGCAGAGCGCTGATGCGGTAGAGGGCTACAGCAAGCTCGCAGAGGGCTCGAATCGTGTGCAGCAGATCACTGACCAAGCTGACACCACAGAAGGCCGCAAGCAGCTCATCAGCTCCCTGTACGGTACGGGAAATAACGGCCTGAAGGCGGGGGAATTGAGCCTGGATCAGTATCTGCTGCAGAACGTCGCTCCAGCCTTTGCAACACTCACGTCCAAGGTCGGAGAGGTAAAGCCACTCGCAGGATTAGCGAAGGACGCAGCCACACAACTCCAGACTCAGGCCGGTCAAGCCGCGCAGGCGAACCGGGACGCAGCCGCAATGGCCACGGGCGATGTCAATGCCGCTCGCAACGAGACCAAATCACAGGTAGAGGCGCGAGTCGGGCAGAAGCAGGCTGAAGCGCAGATGAAGATCGATCAGGCGAAAGCGGCGGCACAACGCTTGAGTGGGCGAAAGGACTCTGCAATCTCCGACCCTTACCAAACACAAGAGATTGGGCCGGATATTGCCCAAGAGGCTGCATCACTCGGCATCAGCCCAGAGGAATACGCGCAGATTGTCGCGCTCAATGGCGTAGTCGGCGGTGGAGTGGATTTCAGCCAGTACCTGAACGCGACCGCCCCGCAGTACAACGTCAATAATGTGGCGACTACGGCCGATCTTGACCGTTACAACAACCTCGGCGCTCTTATTGGAAAAACGCCTGACTGGCTCAGCTCCGGACAGCTCCAGACCGCAGCCCCGGCCTTTGGTTTTAACGCATCTGGTGCGATCGGCAATCTGAACAACGCCAAGGCGGCTGGCGAGGCTCAGCGCGCCACAGAGGAGCAGCAACGCGCCAACGAAGCCGCGCAGGCTCAATCCACACGAGACATGGCTGAGTTTCAGCAGGGCTCCAGCTCCGGGAATGAGGGCGACCAGTCTGGTGGCAATCACACGGCCAATGATGCTGATTTTGACGCAGCCAAAGAAGGCTTTGGCGATGTGGTCACATGGCTGCAGGACAATCCGAACATGGCCCGCGCCGCAATGGGTGTGGCCGGTTATTTCACCGGGCTACCGGTTGGTACGTTGTGGTCCGTGTATCAGGCAGGCAAGCAGGCTTATGACGTATTCACCAGGGACGCCAGAGAGGGCCGCGCCACCCAAGCGCAGATGGATGAAGCTGCCCGCGAGGCAATGCTTGCCGCAGGTCGTGAGGCTCAGACAACCATGGGTGACGCCACCGGCGCCAGCAACCCGAATGCCAACATATCGGCGGAGGACCGTACCGCTGAAGCAATCTCAGGGGCGCGGCAGGGCCCTGCTACGGTCGAGTCACTATATGCGGCGATCGGGCCGGAGGCATTTGCCGAGCTCAACGGAGGCAATGGATACTCGCCCGAGTCATGGACCTACAACGAAGCGACAAAGGGCTGGGATTACACCGACAACAACGGCAAGACCTTCCAAGGAGGCCAAGGGCTTGGCGGCCCGGGCGTTGATCTTGGGGATATCTGGGACTCGATCACCAGTTTTTTCGGTGGTGACAATAACGGCAATGGCAACAGCACCGCTGGATCAGATGCGGACGGTGATGGGACGCCGGATGGGTTTGGTGACGAAGGCAGCGGAACCGCGTCTCAGGGGGGCGCCGGGTCTGGTGATACGTCGGGCAATTCTGACTGGAACCGTGGCGGCGCTATCCCGAAAATCGGAAGGGCTGCGGGCGGTCAGGTTAAGGGCGACAACCAGCACGGTGTTGATGATGTGGCAACCGGGATAAAAGGCGGCCCCAAGGTCATGCTGGACGGTGGGGAATACATCATCCCAGCGGACATCACGGAAATGCTTGGCGCTCATAACCTTGACCGCTTCATGAAGTTGATGGGCGCATCGCCAAAAGTTGAAATGAAAAGGGGCGCGTAATGGATATCTGGGACTCGATCATTGACTGGGCGGCCAACTCCGACAACTGGGGCACTATTGCGGACACGGCGATCAAAGCCGGGACTGCCATATCCAACAACCAGAACACGCAGGACGCAGCAAATACTGCGCAGTCGGCTACTGCTGCGGACAAGGCCAATATTGCCGGAATCACGCAGCCGTCTATTCAGGATCTGGCCGTTCAGCTCCAGCAGTATGTATCTGCCGGTCAGTTCAGCCCGCAACAGGCCGTCGCAATCTTGCAGCAAGAGTCAGCGAATCAGGGCTACAAGATCGACCCCGCTGTACTGGCGGCGCAGTATCAGACGCTCTCCGAGCTTCAGCAGGTCGCGCAAGGTGGCTATACCCCAAAGATGGCAGCGGGTATCAATCAGGCCATCACCGAAGGCAACACCGCCGCAAGAGGGAAAAGGGAGGCCCTGACGGCCTCGGCCAATGCTCGTGGGGTGGGCGGCTCAGGTCTGGATCTGGTCACCCAGCAGATGGCAAACCAGAACAACGCCAACCAAGCACACCAGCAAGGGCTAGACATCGCAGAAGCAGCCCAACAGGCCGCACTGCAGGCTCTTGCCGCAGGTGGAACGCAGGCCAATGCAATGAGGGGCCAGCAGACGGACGAGCAGACCAAGACCGCAGCTGCTCATGACGCTATCTCACGATTCAACACGCAGGCCAAGCAATCCACTGCAGACACGAACATCGCCAACGCCAACGCTGCCCAGGCAGCTAATCTCGCATCGGCTCAGGGCATCCGCAATGCGAACACCGATATCGCGAATAAGAATGCAGCCAACCAATCAGGAGCAGCGCAGTCGAAATTCAATAACGCGCTGAACGTTGCCAGATCCTCTGCCTCGGCTACAGCGCCGATGATCAACGCCACTGCGAATCAGGCCGCAACGGACAATGCCGTGAATACGGACTATGCGAAAATAGCCTCTGGTCTGGCGAACACGTACAGCACGGGCGTGAAGAAGAAAAGCAACGCGGATCTTGAAAAAGAGCAGCAAGATGCATGGGCTGCTTTCGCATCAAAGGGCGGCCAGCTACCAAAGGGCGACAAGTTAAGTGATGATGAAGTCGAGGATTTGCTGGATATGCTGATTCCACGAAAGAGGTATTGCTAATGCCGATCACTGACGAAGACATCCGCAAGGCTATGGCCTCCGTTGATCCCGCTCTCGGGGTCAATGCAGACATTTTCGGCTCTGGCGCGCAAGGGGCTCAACCGATGATGGTTGCACCGCCTCCGAACTCTGCCGCTTCCGACCTGCAGGCTGTACAGAAGCAGCGCGAGAACTACTACCAGCGCCGCAAGGCTGAACTTGCCGCACAAGGGCTGGACGAGACCGGCCGTCAAGCTGCGATGGATAAGCGCGATGCCAAAATGCAGGGCCGAGACCCCAATCAGCCATTGGGTGTCGATTGGAACTACTTTCTCGAGCACTCGAACAACCTCGGCAATGCCAAGTTTGATGCTGATCGCGCAAAACAGGTGGCGGACGATACGACAGGGGCTTTTGACAAGCGCCGCGCACAGTTCGACACTGATGAGCAGCTTGTGAATCAAGGCATTAGCGCCGAAAACCAAGCCATTACTGCGAATCAGGGCCAGACCGAGCAACGAGCCAAAGAACAAGCCCGCGCTGACGGCAACGACGCCAATTCGCAATTATCGCAGACCGCACAAGCCCAAGCTGATGCCTACTTCACGCAATCCGGCCGCCCCGATCTTGTCGGCTCCATGCGTGGCAAATCGGCTGCGTTCATCGCCGCGAACCTTCAGGCAGTACAGCAAGGCATCGCTGAAGCCGCAGCCAAGCAAATCCGCGAGGCCAACATCGCCAACGACAAGGCAAAGCTTGGCCTTGAACAGCAGCGCGTCGGGCTGGAGCGCGAACGGCTGAATCAGCAAGTGTCCGAAGGCGCAAAGGATCGCGAGAACGCACTGACACTCGCAGGCATGAAGCCCGGCGCAAGGGGCGCCCCTGCCGGTCAGGCTGGAGCGGAGACTATTTCGGACACTGTTGGCAAGGCCTCAAACATCGTCAATCTCATTAACTCAGGTAACGTCACAGGCTCAACTTTGGGGCAGGTTGGCAATGCAGTCAGTTCTGCGCTTGGCATGGAGACCGACCGACGCACTGCCACGGAGAGCTACGAGGGCGCACTTGCTGACACTTTGGTGTCCATGGCCGCAACCTCCCCAAAGCTCACCAAGATCATCGACTCTGACGGCGGCATGAAGGTCGTGACGAGTGCGCTGGGTGGGTCAGGAAAGACAGACAAAGCCAAATACGAAGCCTACAAGCGCTATTACGACACATGGAAGGCAGAGCAGGCGGACAGGGGCGTTCAGGTGCCAGAGCTGGCGCCGCTCAAGGGGCCTAGTGATGGTGGAGTGTTGGTACAGAAGCCGTCAGGCCGCAGATCAACCGATGCACTGCCAAGCGTTTCGGGTGGGTGGTCTAACTTCAAGGCTCACTGATGACTACCTACACCATCACCGGCCCGGACGGTCGCGACTACTCGATAGACGGCCCTCCCGGCGCTACGCAGGAGCAGGTTGTCGCGCAGATCAGTGCCAATATGCCAAAGCAGGAGCGCTCACTACCCGCGCAGATCGGGCGTGATGCTGCTTTACTTACCCGCAATGTGATCTCCGGTGCTGCTGCGCTGCCTTCTCTTGTGGTGGATGCAGGAAACAAGCTGCTCGGCTCCAAGAAGCCATTCGGCACGAATCAGGAGAGCGTAGAGGGTGGATTGGACGCACTTGGCTTTCCGCGACCGGAGAATCGTGGCCAAGCCATTGCAAGCGACGTAGCCAAGGGTGTTGGCGGGCTGTCTTCCGGCATGGGCGCTGGACAGGTGCTAAAGGGCATTCCGGCAGTCGCTGGAGTAGGCAAATTCCTCACTGCAGCGCCTGAAGCACAGGCCGTCTCGACGGGGCTTTCCTCTGGCGCTTCTTCCGCCGTGAAAGAGGGTGGCGGCTCGGAGAATGCACAGCTTATCGCTGGGATTGTTGCCGGTCTTTCGCCAATGGCTGCGCCTGCTGCGAAAATGGCTGCACTGAAGACGCTTCAGTCTATGGCTGGGCCGGAACGTCTGGCTGTCGCTAAAGCGATGAAGGATCGCGGGATTGATTTGTCAGTTGCCCAGGTCACAAACAGCCCATTTATCAAGGGCATAGCGGCTGCGTCAGAATCAACCCCGTTCAGCGGGGCCGGAAGACTGGCGGAGCGCCAGGGCAAGCAGATGAACACTGCAGTCAATCGGACAATGGGCCAATCCGGGGATAATGTCGTTCAGGGTATCGAAAACGCCAAGACCGACCTTGGCAGGCAGTACGACGACCTCTACAAGCGAGATTTCCGGCTTGACGACACATTCCGTCAGGATGTCGGCGGCGTGCAGATGACAGGTGAGGCCCTGCTAGATGCGGGTCAGCAGCGCATCATCAACAACATGACACAGAAGATCGAGGATCTTGCTGACTCGAATGGCCTTGTGAATGGCGAGGCCATGCTAAACCTCAAGCAGCAACTCGACGAACTGGCCATGGACACAGGTAATTCTGTCCTAGCCAACAGGGCAAAGGAATTGCGCGCCGCCTTCAATAGCGCGATCAGCCGCTTTGACCCAACCCGAGCACAAGCCCTGCGAGACACGAACAAGCTCTACCACAACACCAAGACGCTCGAAAAAGCCGTTGTGCCCAACTCCATCGACGGTGATGTAGGTATCGCAAAGCTGTCGAATCTGAACAAGCTCACTCCCGGCCAAACTGATCTGAAGGAATTGGCCAAGGGTGCCACGATGATCAAGCAGGGCACCATCGGGAACTCTGGCACAGCGTCCAGGCTGGGAGCGGCAGTAGCTGGTACTGGCGTAGCGGCGGGCTCGTTCGGGGCATCTGTTGCCGCATCACAGGCATTCAATCGAGGCTTCAATCAAAATCAGTCGATCATCAACGCGATGGTGAAAAAATCCCCCACCTTTGCCTCACTTATCGAACGTGGCGCACCGGCCGCAACTGTAAACTACATGCTGCAGCAGCTTTCACCCGAGGCGCGCGAGGCTGCGCGGAACGGAGAAGACGATGACCAACCATGAACATAGGCGGAGAACTGTGAACAACGAGACCACAATAGGCGAAATCGCCGCAAAGACCGTTACCTACTCAGGCGCAGCAGTCGCCTTGACGCTTCAGCAGTGGAGCGGTGTGATTATCGGGTTGCTTGGTCTGTTTTTAACCTTTTGGCTTGGCTACCGAAAAGATCAACGAGACAGGCGCCACGACGAACGCCTGGAAGAAGAGCACCAGGCTCGGCTGATCGAGATAAAAAACAGCCCAGACCGTAGGGCGCAAAGCCTGTGAGTCGAAACATTGATGACCTGAAGCCAGAAGTGGCGGCCAAGTGCCGTGACTTCATGGCCAAGTGCAAAGCAGAGGGGATGGATATCCTCATCACTTGCACCCTGCGGACAAATGCAGAGCAAGCGGCCTTGTACGCCCAGGGTAGAACGACTCCGGGGCTGATTGTGACTAATGCCAAGCCCGGAGAGTCCCGCCATAACCACGGAGAGGCCTTTGATGTGGTTCCGCTGCGCAACGGAAAGCCTGCATGGAATACGTCTGGCCAAGACGGTCTGATGTGGGCAAAGATCGGCGCTCTAGGCGAGTCCTGCGGGCTTGAATGGGCGGGAAGATGGACCGGGAAGCTCAAAGAAATGGCACACTTCCAAAACAAGGTGGAAAAATGACATTCACAGACAATCTGAAGACCTCGCACAAGCTGTTTTCCGTCCAAGCTGCGGCACTCGTCGGCATGCTGGCCGCAGCTTATGACTACCTCCCTGTGATGAAGGACTATCTGCCCGATGGGTGGATGAAATACGCCGTCATCCTGATTATTGCGGCTCGCATGGTCCCGCAGGATCTGGGGCAAGAAGATAACAAAGCCCCGCGCTAGTTCAGTCGGGGCTTCTTTCATTTGTACGTGAATCTGCGCATTTGAATCAGCAAGAGCTTTTCGCCAACCCACCAACGCACAGGATGAAGCCTTGGTGCTATCCGCAAGCCTGAATTGCGACTCATGTACATGCGGCTGGTGAAAGGCCTCCAGTGAGGCCATATCCGCACAATGGATGGCTTTGCAAGCAACAGAATAGCTGTCTGCCGCTGAAGTTCAATAAGCTCCCATATCGAAAGAGTCGGAAGTATTTCGTCCATTTTCCTTTCCAGTCTATCTCGCTTCGATTTGCGTTCGGTGCAAAGTTCATCCGTGGCGAACCGTTGCTTGCACGTCATGCACTGGCGATAGCGCCTTATGCCATCGTCGGTGTGCCGCGTATCTTTCACAACTGATCCGACGTGCTCACAGTGTGGGCAGATCATGGCCTGTCCTTGTAGCGCGACCTCAGCCGATCTGGAATAGGCACGCCCGGGTAACGCCAAATCTTGCGCGTATCTGGCCTGATGTAACAGTAACCGCCTTCTGATGGCATCTCACTCTCCTTGAATAGCCGCGCACACTACGCGGCGCTGTGGTTGGTTCATTGGCTGCTATCCTTCGCGGGCTGGCCGGTGGCGATGGCTGCGGCATGGGCGTACATCAAGCGGCGATGCACAAGGTCAGCCAGTGTGCCGATATCATGCACATCCAACTCCGCGAGCCGTTCCAGCAGACCTTCGTCCATAGCGGCTTCGAAACATCCGCGTACTTCGGTTAGCGCTGCCTGTGCTGCGGCGAGCTGGGTGCGGAGTTCGTCACGTTCATCGCGATAACTCAGGGTGCGCAGTAACTCGTTGTCATCCTGCAGGATGCGGTTATGTTGCTCCAACTCCGCAATCCGCCCCTGCGCCTCAGCAAGTTCGGACGGCGCTGGGTGGGTGAAGAGCTTCGTACCTTCGGGTAGCGGCTCGTCCCGTTGATTTTCCCAAAGCACGTAGAACTCATCTACACCGTTCTTTCCCGCCCATGTTGGGTCGCTATGGCGCACGCAGATCGTACCAACCGGCTCGGCCTCCGCCAGCACCTCGGTCAGGGCTTGGCGAAGGTCCAACAGTACGGCTTCGTCGTAACTGTCGATCATCTGCATGGCGTCCCGCATTCGCGCCTCCACCCTCTCAACAAATCCCGGCTGGCTGGTCATGACGCATTCCATTTCTTGTGATTGCGGCAGTAGATGAAGAAGAGCGCCAGACATAGCGGAAGGAAGCCGTAGGACTTCGACACGCCAATCCACAGCAGCTATACGCACTGGATGCCGATTCCGAACAACCAAGCCCACCGGAGCTTTCGGCCCGTCAGCTCACTCATGACAAGCGAGAGACAGGACAGCAGCCACGGTAGGTATGTTGCAAGTGTTATGCGAAGACTCATGCTTGCGGCCCTTTCTTGGAGAGTGCTGCGTCGATGGCGTCATCCACTTCGCTCGGTGAATACTTCACGCCGTCGAATTCAATTGGCACGCTCAGATAGAAGTTGTGCGGGGGTACACTTACATCACGCAGCCACCGATACCGCTCCGCATCCTTGCGTAGTGCATCGCGCTCGGCGTTTAGGGCCACAACTTCACGTTGTTTGTCATTGGCGAGCTTTGCTGTAGCCAGAACAGATTCACGGCAGGTAGTCAGATCGGCCTCCAGCGCAGCAATGCGGGCTTGTAGATTGGAAAATGCAGCTTCTACCTTCCCGGCACTCGACAGTCGTTCATCAAGCGAGCCATACGCACTGGCCTGCGCAAACTTCTGGAGCAATACTGGCAAGTTGGGCGGCGTCACAGCCTCACTGCTGGCGGGTTGTTCTGCGGGGTTGGTCATAGTCTCGGCTCCAAGTATTTGACATTCCATGTCGGGTGCAAAAGCATCCTGCCGCGATAGCCTGGAATACGATCATCAACGAGCACGCTTAGATATCCGCCTCGTGCGGACTTGATCGTGCAGAAGAATTTGACGCCATCGGTGTCGGTGAAACAAAGCCTGCCGCCACGCTTTGCGGGTACGCTGTATTGTCTGCGAATGGTCGCCATGCTCATTTCCCCGCACCTCCGTTATCCACCACAGCCCGCGCATGCTCCGCGCTCTTGGCGGGGTCGGTGGGCAAGCAGTCCGCAAACTCAGGCCGAGCCGCAAGCGCTGGAGCTAGGTCGTGCATGGTGATGCCGAGCCGCGTACCTTCAGCGATGAATTCATCGAAAGTCATGATTGGTTTCTTGCTAGCCTCGGCGCGCTGGATGGCTGCTGCTGCATCACGCTGCCACGACAATGAGTGCGTCCCGCCTACACCGTGATTGGCTAATTTCACAAGCCGCAGCAATTCCTCATCCACCGAGACCGATGGCGGGCTCGCAGGCTGGGCACGGGCTTGCCACGTCTCCCGCTCCTTCTGCACGGCCCGCTCAAGCTGGATTCTGGTGAAGAGTGGAACCCATGCTCCAGATTGCTTGCGTGACGGCTCGATGGCGGCGTGCGCAAGAAATTCTGTCGTCAGCGTCCAGTCTGGATGGCGGCGCACCCACGCCACCGGAGTATCAGCCTCCATGCTCTTCTCCTTGGGGGTGCGGGGCTTCACGCACTGTCATTTCAAAACCGAATTCAGCGAGAGTCCGCTTCAGGTCATACAGCTTCACGTTCGGGATGAAGCCGATCACGTCGAGCCAAACATGTTGCAGGCGCGCATCGAAGCCTTCAGGCCACTTGCGGATCACCTCCAGCGGTATAGGCTCCCCCCGCGCCCGCAGCGCGGCCTCGGCCATGCGGAGGGCTTCGGTAAGCTCCCGGATATGTTTGTTGATAAGCATTGCATCAGTCGCCGCTGCGACATGGGCGCGTTGCTTCCATTTTTCAATAAGAGACTCTAATGCGTTCGTCAGTTGCGCGCTCATACCGCCTCCAGCTCGTCTATGTCGGTTGTGTGTGGGGTCATGACTCTTCCTGTATTGGGTGGGGCCGCTACCGACCCCGTTGGTTAGTCTGCAAAGGTCATGCGCTTGAAGCACTCGCGAGTCTGGATTACGTCATCAATGCAGTAGTCCGCAACATCCGCGATCTGTCCTGCTTCAACGAAGTCCCATACTTTCGAGCCATCAATGTTGTTCGGCTTACCTGGCAAACCGAGGGCTTTGCAGAGCTTATCCAGCTTCACCTTGCCACCGACGCCAGCCCATGCGGTCATGGTGTCGAAAACCTTATCCTGCTCCCATGGCTTAGCATTGAACGGCATGAAAGTAGGAGGTCGGATTCCATTGACGATGCTTCGCTGCAGGATGAATCGCAGATCGAAGTTGGCGACGTTATGCCCGACGATGCGGAGCTGACAGCCCGCGGCACCATTTCGCTGAGCTTCAGACAAGGCCTGATACAAACAGCCAAGCAGCCACTTCTCAGACTCGGCATAGGCTGGCTGCCAGAGCGCTCGTGGATCGTCATCACCAATGGCATAACCAATCACAGCTATCTGCCCGAATGCGCCATCCAGTGACGTTTGGCGATACTCCGCCGTGGCAGAGGCCTCCGCGCATGCACGGATCGCGTCACGGGCCGCCAATCCAGTCTCTTGCCACCATTTCTCAATGGTATCGGCAGATTTGTAGTTGCGCGGTGGATTAACGTCTTGAGCTTCCTTCTCTGCAGCTTCTTGGTGCTTCTCGAGAAGCTCTACGAGGAATGCGGGTTTTTGACAGGGAATCGTCTCAATATCAATGGTGATGTCCATGTCATTCTTCCTTCGAGCCGAGCATCTGCATCACATCGCCGCGAATCTCAGTACTGTACTGATCCACGCCTTCTTTGTTGGTCCATTTGCGCGTACGCAATGAGCCCTCGACATAGACAGGACGTCCCTTCTTGAGATACTGCCCGGCGATTTCGGCCAGCTTTCCGTTGAACACAACCTTGTGCCATTCCGTCGCTTCTTTCTTTTCGCCGGTAGCCTTGTCTTTCCAGCTATCAGTTGTCGCGACCGTGATGTTGCAAAAAGCATCACCGCTGGGGGCGTAGCGAACTTCAGGATCTTTCCCAAGGTTGCCGACGATAATTACCTTGTTCACACTTGCCATGATTTACGCCTTTTGTTGTGCAAGCTCTTGCTTGCGTTGGTTGAAAAGTGGTTGCGCTGCTGCACGGTCAATTGCATCAAGTCCATTCATGACCTTGACCAGATCGGGGATGCTATTTGCTGCGCCAAGAAGCTTCTTGAAGTCGAGGCCATCTGGCGGATAGTTGTTCTCAGTATTTGGGAGCTCGCTGACAGTCGGCCCAGCACTTCCACTTTCCTCCGCCTTCAGCTCTGACACATATTTCGAGTCATCCCAGCGGCCAGAGAAAATATCCCCGGCAAATCCAATCATCGATAGGCACTTGACCATGCCATCAGTCACAGACTTCTTACCCGCATCCTCGTCGATCATCATCGATCCGGAACTGGTCTTGTAGCAGGCTTTCGTGCCGCCCATCTGCTCGAATGTTTCTGAGCGCTTTCCATCCAGCACATACCAAACAGATACAATCGCCACATGCAACACATCGGTGTCTGTAAGGCGCTCAAAGCGCTCTGACTTGACGGTTACGCCCCAGCCTATACCGACAGGCCCAAACTCTTGCGTAGCCCGTTCAATGAGCCAATAAGGCTTCGGGCTGTGACCCTGGTACTGCTTGCCGGTGATCTTCTTGACGGCGCTTGTAGCAGTCGTGCAAACACGCTTCCACAGACTCATGTTGTCGCTCATCGTGACTCTCCATTGTTGTGAGCAATACTCTGCGCGCTCTCTACCTCTCCGCGCTCGTACTCTTCCCGCTCCAGATCAACGGTGATGGACTGCTCGTAAAGCTGGATGGCTTCTGCGGCACTTGCGTCCCAACGATCCCAGCCAACACCATAAAGATCGTTATGATATGAGCGGATGTGCCGCCATCCAGCATGCATGCCTTTCAGCGCCTCGTACATCATGCGTGAGACTTCTTCAGGGTTTGTCATGATTGGCGGGCCTTCATCATTGAATCAGCCACGCGATAAGCCTCGGCAGAAATCGCATCGTTAGTCATGTGACAGCCGGGTCCAGACGCGCATATTCCTTGCATTGCCAGTCCAGCAAAATGGTCGCGCAGTTCATTGGCGGAACCTTCTGCATGCTGAAAAAGCCAGGCAAGGGCCTGCTGCTTGCTGATACTTCCATCAAGCAAGTCTTCAACGATTGCTTCGATTGTCGGAATCATTTACCACCCCATCAACGGTATAGCAGCACAAGCACCCAATATCAGGGCGATGCCGAGTGCGGTTTGTAGGTAGTCGCTCATGGCTTTTTCGCGAGACCTCGCCATTCAACGTGCTGGAACTGCCCTTTTTGCAAAAATGCTAAATCGACAGTTGTTTCGTCCCAGCAACCCCATTCGCGGCCATTCCAGTATTGGAAAGTATTTGGCCAGCATGTTTTATTTAACATTCTAGAGACGCTTGTTTCATATATGCCCGCGCGCTTTGGCTTTACATCAGCCGGAAACCACGGAGTTAGCACTTGTTTAGACACGATCACGCTCCTTCACTTCACTAACAGTATCAATGCACGAAGCGCACAAAGGCGATCCAGGCGCTGCGTAGAACGTCCCGCAATGTGAGCAGGCCGGTCCGTAGTTCTTCGCTACGTAGGCGCTGATAGTGCGGATGGGTTGTGTTTGTTGGGTCACGTAGTTCTCCAGTTAATCCAGCGTAAAGCCGTTGGCATGGTCAGCGTAGATTGACGCATTGCCCATCTTGTAAGCCCTGTCCATCTCTTTGGCAGTCAGCTCGCGCTTGTCCATCGCAGCGAACGTTTCGCACACTTCCTTGCTCGACTTCACGACACGCGCATGGGCTGCATCTACTTCTTCGCGTGACACCGTGCCGTTCATGATTTCGTCAAATATCTGCTGGAGGGACTTGCTCATGCCAAGCACCGCACCGACTTCTCGTTGCATTCAATGCCAGTGGCTTGCTGCTCCACTGCAGGTGGCGCGACACTCTCTTCGGTCTTGGTTGCATTGATGGCGCCGAGCAGAAGGCTGATGATTACGATTGCGGCTTCAATTGCTGAGGTCATTTCGTTCTCCTAGCAGTAAATTTCAACGCCCGGCAGCAATGCATCGCCCGCCAGGAGATCATCAGCGGCGCGCTCTGCGGCTTGCAGATTTGTGCCATCAACTTGCTCAAGTAGTTCCGCCACAACTGCACTGTCTTGGTACATGCGCTTTATGCACTTTTCCTTGACACGCATCCGATCCACTACTGCGCCATCCTTCCAGAACTCTGCGGCCATTTCGTTCTCCGTGTTGCGTTGGTCTGGAGCTATTACAGCACACGACAAATGCCTGCGCAAGAAGTTTTTGCATAAATCGCTTGCATGTGCTGTAATGACATACCGAAACAAGAAAGGAAGTCACATGAACGAGATGGAAAAAGCCCGCGCTAAGCTGGAGAAGATCAAGCGCGAAGACCTTGATGCGTTCGCCTTCTATAGCGGCGTATCAATTGGCACACTGAAGAACATCGCCGCAGGCAAGGGCGCGCAATATGCCAGCGTCCGCAAGATTCTTGATTGCTCAGTGAAGATGAGGAAGCCATGAACTTTCAGCCGCCAGAAGAAGACGATCCGCGCGATACCGATCAGCGTTACGGCGCTGAAGAGGCCTATCTAAGACAGTGCCTAGCCGAGCTTCACAAATCGTATCTGCGGGATGCACAGCCGTACATTGATCGCCTTTGCAAAATCATTGCTGAGAGTCCGATACCGCCGATCATGGTGATGATGGATCAGCTCAGCGATGAAATGCGCCAACGCTTAACGAAGGAGCCTGAGAAATGAACTACCTACAAGCAGGAATCCTAATCGGCGCATGCGTTCTGATGACGCTGGCTGTCGTGGTTTGTGCAAACGCTTGGGCGGGAGAATGTGATGACGAATGACCTTATCGCCGCACTCTGCGGAGTCTGCGCAATCATCGGCTTCATCCTAGGGGCTGTATGTGAGCGCTCCAGCACCCTCAAAGAGCGAGAGCAGGACACCCAGCTCATCAAGGTACTGCGTGGTCTTGTGGCTACGTTGAGCGGCCGGAGATACGATGACGAAGCCTGATTGGAAGGATGCGCCAGAAGGCATGAAGTGGCTGGCGATGGATGAAGATGGCAGCTGGTACTGGTTCGAGAACAAGCCAAGCATCAACCGTTGCATGTGGGCAAACGACACCGGCTACAACGAGCTAGCTGCGCTGCCAGTCGATTGGAAAGACACACTGGAGCCACGCCCATGACACCAGACCCAATTGAATCCGCGATGAACGAGCTAAACGAAGCCGTGCGCCAGCTCGAAGAGGCCGAAGAGTTCAACGCACGCGGGCAGTGCAGCCTCCTGGTTGTTAAGGCATGCGCAGAAAAGGTTGATCGCCTGCGAGAAACCTACAACCGGCTGATAGTGGCCTATGACGATTCGGGGATTTGACATGAGCGAATGGCAGCCAATTGAGACGTATGACGCGCTAAAGAAGAAGCCAGCGCTTGCCGTATTCTGGTTCAAGGCGATGGATGCGCGCAGACCCGGTGATTATGTGCCTGGGCCAACAATACAGACCAGTCGGGTTTATGGGGCTCGCGTATGTACCCACTGGATGCCACTTCCCGCCCCACCCAAGTAAAAACTTGCAAGGAAGTCGAAGCATGGCTAGACTTTCGTATCGGCCTAGGAAACCGATGCAACAACTCTACGACATGATGATTGATCAGAAGCCCTTTCGGAAGCTGGTCTAGGTCGTCTGTCAAACCGTGTCGTAGCGGTGTAGCAGAAACTTCCTAGAACCTAGGCTAGCTCCCCAAAGGGCTTTTTTACGTCTATGTGCCGATCGGACTCCACCCGTTAGCAAGTGCTCATGTCGGCAGCGTGGAAGAAGAGACTAGGACGGCGTTTAGGCGCCCGGTGCAAATCCGTAATGTCTGGGGCTGGCTTGTATCTACACGCCCGGGGACTGTGGAAACACAGCATGTAGAACTGGTTTATCCAGGGTCATCCTCTCTCTTCTCCTTCTGTGGGGTAGGGGGAGGCTTTCAGGTCATTTAACTAGCTTTAGGAGGGGTAGATGGGGCGCTTAACCGATAATGACAAACACTTTGGACCTATCACATACGCAAAAGCAGGCTGGAATCCGTGGCGCTGCGTCTGGTCAAGTGGTGGTGGCGATGACGAAGAAACATGCAACACATTGACCATCTACATGCTCGGGTACTGCGCCCGAATTAATTTGCCAAGCCTGTTAAGCCCATTTGCTATTCGCCATGTTGTCACCTCGTGGGATCAGGCTACGGTCGAACGCATGGGCCGCAACTGGTATGACGAAACGTTCCCGCGTGAGTATGGCTTCAGCCTGAATGACGGGTTTCTGCAGCTTTTCCTAGGCGCACAAACTCATGATAGTGAAACAACGCAGTCAAAGAGTTGGTTTCTTCCTTGGACGCAATGGAGATTTGTACGCTTCAGTTTGTACGGTCGAGCTGGCGAGCATTTTTACACGCAGTTGTCAGACAAGGGCGGAAGAAGTAATTTCGAAGAACAGCACAAGGCAGAAGAGGAATGTCCGGCAGTGTCATTCATGTGCGAAGACTTTGACGGCACAAGGGTGGTTGTTACCACGCAAATTCACGAGCGTGCATGGAAGTTCGGAGAGGGTTATTTCAAGTGGCTGGGATTATTCTGCAGACAGAAAGTCGTGCGCTCTCTCAACCTAAGCTTTGATAAAGAAATGGGGCCGGAGAAGGGATCATGGAAAGGCGGTATGTGCGGGACTTCCATAACCATGGAAGATGGCGAGCTGCATGAATCCGCGTTTCGTCGGTTCTGCAATGAAAATCAGCGGTCAAAATATCAGCAATATCGCATCAAATTCATTGAGGGCATAGCATGAGAGCCCGCCCGCACCAACTCAGCATCACAGACAAACTCTACGAGCCGCTGGTCAAAGACATCTTCGCCTACTGGCAAATGATTCTCAACCATCCACGCTCAATCCTTGACCCCATGAAGTTCAAGGTAATCGTCACCCAGCTAGAACTCGGCCACACGCCTGAAAACCTCATGCTAGCTATTGAGGGCGTAGCGGTTGACCCGTGGGACGGCAGGCGGCAGCACGACAGCCTGGATGTGATCTTCCGCTCTGAGAACATAGACAAGTTCATGAGCATGGGCGAGGAAGCCAAGGAATGGGCCATAAGGCAGCAGGAGAAGGCAGACAAAGCCATGGCCCTGCGTAACGAAGTCAGAACACCGACAGCCATGCCAGCTAACGTGAATGACTACCTATCGAAGTTCAAAGCCCAGATGGTGACGCGATGACAACTCAATGCGAACGCATCCTTGCTTACATGAAGTGCGGCGGGGCTTTGACTCAGGTAACGGGCTATCAACGGTTCGGCACTACCTGCACAAGCCAGCGCATCACCGACCTTCGAAAGCGCGGCTACAACATCCTGACGCGCTACGAGAGGTCTCCGTCTGGGGCTCGATATGCAGTGTGGTCACTTGGAGGGAAGAAGAAATGAAGATCATCATCGCCAAAGTAGGATATGGACAGAGCGTCCGCTATCGAATAATCATCCAAGACGGGACGGCGCGCCAGATATGGCTGGATGATCCCGCGCACACTGATATCAAGCTGGAGAGCGAAATCATGGCCCGCGCTGACGCTCTGCGTGGTGCTACTGGCTGGCCGATTCACAAAGAGTATGAACTGTAAGCTGTGCGACCACTTTGCGAAGCCGGGATTGTCGGAAGGGTACTGCGATGGCTCTACTGGCGAGCCTTGGGCATACACATCTGGCCGGACCCGCCGCGCAGCTCTTGCTGGAATTGCCCTAACCATACTCAAGAGGAATGGCGGGATATCAAGGAAAACAAGCCGGAAGATTGGTCTCAAGCCATCCAATTTGACCGCAGCATTAGATTGCGTGATCCAAATGCATACCTTCACGCAGACTGCATTCCTCTTGAAGACGCCGACTTGTCGGAACAAAACGGCGTTCTCTTTGGACATTGTGACAGCGGGATGTGCTTCGTATGATCTGCAAGCATGATCTGCCCATCAGTGCAAAATGCCGCCGTTGCTTCGATGAAGGAATGGCCCGAGAGGCTGAGGAAGTAACGAAGGGCCGCAAGCCGAAGTCTCTAAAGCAGCGCAAGTGCAAATCCTGCCGGGAGTACTTCATCCCCCGGAGTAGCTGGCACAAGACCTGTAGCCCTGATTGCGCAGAAGCCCATACTAAGGCGGAGCGCTTACGCAAGGAGCGCCGTGAGCTCACCGAATACCGCCAGAAGAATATGACTCTCGGTCATCGTCACGAGCTCACGCAGAGGGATGTGAATGCATATGTAGTCGCTAGAGACCGTGCAAAGGGCCTTGGCTGCGTTTCCTGTGGCACTCATGACGGGAAGCCACAGGCAGGGCATTACCTAAGCCGTGGAGCTCGTCCAGGGCTCCGCTACGATGAGCGTAATCTGTGGCTGCAATGTTACCGATGCAATGTTGAGCTCAGCTCGAACGCGATCATGTACCGCATTGAGCTCGTAAAACGCATCGGAGCTCAGGCCGTGGAAGAGCTCGAACAGGACTACACAGTGAAGAACTACACGCACACCGAGCTCATCGCAATTGGAGCTCGCTACCGAAAATTGCTGCGCGAGCTCACCAAGTGACACCTCGCATCTTCCTTCTCCTGCTCATCCTATCTCTAGTGTGGATAGGGTGGCTGCACATAAACCTGAAATAGTTCTTGCGTTATGCAACCGGTTGCATATACTTGAGTCTCAACCAACTCAAAGGACTATGAAATGACCAAGCCACAAACCATCACGATTGATGACGTGCAATACATCCGCGCCGATAGCGTATCAAAGCCTACGGGCAAGCGTGCCATTGTCGTTGTTGATCGAGGTTGGATTTTTGCGGGTGATGTGACTCGCGAAAACGGCAGGCTGAAAATCTCCAATGCAGTACATGTGTTTCGCTGGGAGTCGATTGGCTTTGACGGCATGATCGCCAATCCGAAGAGCAACAAGGTCGTACTCAAGCCTTTGGCGCATGATGTTGAGATGCCAGACGGCTCGGAGATTTTCTGCATCCCTGTGCCTGATGGATGGGGTGTGTAATGGCTGCCGTTTATAGGCCTGTCGGCTACGGCAACGGCGACGGCTACGGCTACGGCTACGGCTACGGCTACGGCTACGGCAACGGCGACGGCTACGGCTACGGCGACGGCTACGGCTACGGCTACGGCAACGGCGACGGCTACGGCTACGGCTACGGCAACGGCTACGGCTACGGCTACGGCTACGGCAACGGCGACGGCTACGGCTACGGCAACGGCGACGGCTACGGCAACGGCAACGGCAACGGCTACGGCTACGGCACAGTCAGCACTTCGTGCCGCCGAAAGTCCTGATGAAAACCAAGGCCGCAAAAAGTATGGAGAAAACCCGAGAGTCGCGAAAGGCTCTTGGGCTTGTCCGCTATGAAGGCTGGTGCAAGCCCGAGCACAAAGAGCAGATCAAGCGCTTCGCCAAGAAGCTGACAGGAGGTGAGAAGTGAGCCTTACATCCAGACAGCGCGAGATAGTGTTATTCATCGCACAGAAGATCAGAGACTGCGGCCTTCCACCTACTCGCATGGAGATTTGCACGCGGTTCGGATTCAAGTCGCCAAACGCAGCGCAATGCCACATCAAGGCGCTGGAGGCTAAAGGATTCATCAGGCTGCATGCAGACAAGTCGAGAGGCATTCAGCTGCTTACATTTGAGGGTTCGACATGACCAGAAAAGCAATCGTATTCCTGCTTGATTGGGCTGAGTCTGTGGAAGAGCATAACCGCAGGGCTAGGCGCTGGGTCAAGCTCGAAGCAGCCAAAGCATGGCTAAAGGAGCGGGGCGGTGCTAACCCCGGAGTGTTGGAGCGTTTCGCCAACCGCAAAGGGCCGATGGCATGAGGATCCTCAAATGGACGCTAGAGCTGGTAGATCGTCAGACGATACAAGTGCCAGAATATGCGCAAGTGCTCAGTGTGCAGGTTCAGGGTGCGAATGTAAGCCTGTGGATGCACTGCAACGAGGCTCACGAGCTTGTTGATTTCGATGTAGCCATGCACGCAACAGGCCAAGACATCCCAGCGAGTGTGTCTGACATCTTTGACTACCTTGGCACCGTTCAGCTTTGTGATGGCAAGATCGTCTATCACTTTTACGGATGGTTCGCTCAGTGAAACAGCTCTACAAGCTAGTCAATCTAGACGTACGCCGCCGCTGCTGGGAGGCTATCAAGAGCGCTCCGGACGGCTGGGTTGCATCCATAGCTGAGCCAACCAGGACGCTAGACCAGAATGCCCTGCTCTGGCCGCTGCTGGAATGTCTGTCAAAGCAAGTGCTCTGGTACGGGAAGACGCTCACGCCGGAGAACTGGAAAGACTTGATGTCGGCCAGCCTGAGAAAACTCGACGTGGTGCCGAACATAGACGGATCAGGGTTTGTCGCATTAGGGCAATCAACTAGCAAGATGAGCAAGGCGCAGTTCTCGGAGCTGATCGAGCTCATCTACGCCTTCGGCGCCGAGCGAGGCGTTAAATTCACGGAGCAAGAATGCTTTCAATAGCCCAACAGATAGAAGCCGCAAGGCCACACTTCAACGCACCCAAGCCAGACCCTAAGCAACGGGCTCGCACTCTCTCATTCGTAGAGCAGGTCTATGCCACGCTACCCAAGACAAACGGCATCACCACGCCAGAGATTATCGAAATCGTCGGCATTCACAAATCCACCATCTGCGAAAGCCTGAAGGGCCTGAAGAGCCAAGGAAGAGCCAAGGTCATTGGCAAACTGGGTAGATTCGAGCTATGGGTGAAGGCATGACCGAGCGCAATATAAAGCACCGGCTCCCGCCCCGCACGCCCACCGCTGCAGACCTCCTGAACCTACAGCTAGAGCGAGCGGCCGACTATACAAAGCAGCTATCAGATCACCATAAGCGTTATCATTGGGTAACGTATCTGCGGGAAACTGCACGCGCACCACTGTGGCTAGTTCGGCTACAATTGCGTATCCAGTTGATTTATCAGGCGAAATTGCTAAAGTTGGGCGATCCAAGATCGGACCTTCCGGTGGAGAGCTTGATCGAAATGGGTTTTGGGAACATGACACCAAAAGAGATATTGAACAGCCCTGCGCTAGTGGAGGTATTGAAGCCCGAACAGCTTCAGGAGATCCGCAAGGCAGCGGGCATTAAGGAGGCGGCATGAGTAACCACGCGCTGTACATGATCATCACCACATTGGCCTGCCTGTCTGGCAGCTTGTGCTATGCATTGCTTAATGTGTGGCGTGATGCTGGCGCCGCGCCTACGCAGAATGAAAAGGTCACTTCCTCAGAATGGGAGAAGCTAGTGGCCGATAACGCCGAAGCTCAGGAAATGCTCATGCTCTACACCCGTCACGTATTTCAGACTGACATCAACCGCATGGTCAATGGCTCGCTGTTCTACGCGGATGGCGAATGGAAGCAAGGAGAGGTCAGCGGCACGTGGGTTATCCCTACTGACGCACAATCACTAGCTATAGCACTACAGGAGAGAGCGGAATGGCAATCGACTCAAACAACGAGCCACTGATCCGCGTGAGGCGCGTGGAGGGTGGCAATCACGTTGCCGACTTCGGCAAGCTCGATGCAAAGGGTAAGTTCGTGATCGAATCCACCAGCACGCCGGGCAGCTTCGTATTCACCCAGGCGCAGGTCAGTCTGCATCTGGCACAGGAGTTGAAGAAGTGAAGGCGCTACGCTTCCTCCGTCTGCTGGATGCTGAGGGCGGCCTGAGTCTCACCAACTTGGCCGTGTATGTCGCGCTGGTACTGCTGCCATTCAACACGCTCGCCGGGTCTGTGCTGGCCATCGTAGCGTTCGCCAACTACGGCCACCGCCGCGAATACACGGACGCCTACAACAAGCTGGCAGAAGAGCGCGCAGCCCAAGTCAGCTACCACAAGCACCTCGGCCCGCTGACGGCCCGCCTTGATGCAGTTGAGGCCGTTGCGCAGGAGCTGCAGACCAACGCAGCTATCGCCGGGATGGTAGGACGATGATCTACCGCACAACCGACCGCAAGCAGGCCACGTGGCTGTACAAGCGCGGCTATACCGGCATGGACATCACTGAGAGTGACAATCCAGTTGCCGATAATGAGTCGCTGTTTGTGTTCGATATCCCCGAGAGTGCCGCAGCGGGATTCAGTCGTGCGCTACGGGACTTCAGCCAGGGGAAGTTGTGAGCCGATACATTCAGCGCAGCCGTCTTACTACACCAGAGGGCAGGGCGCTCGTGCTGGTAATTGACCTGCGCCGTCTGGAGAGTCAGCTAGAGGCGATGCAGGAGAAGATGCGCACCGACCTGACAAACGCGCTGATCTGTAAGTTCGATCGCATGACCAGCCGCAAGCGCAATCTGCAGTCCGAGCTGGCCGAGTGCATTAAGGGATTGCCATCCGACAGCAAGTTCATGTCCGACAAGCTGCTGCAGAAGATGCTGCCAAAGGAGCCGAGCCGTGAGCAAGAAAACGCTTGAGCTGCTAGCCAAAGAAGTACTGCGTCGGGGAGTTACAAGCTCGCTCGATGACTTCGCACAGATCACGGACGCGCAACTTCAGCAGCTTGACCACACGTCCCTTACCCAGTTGGAGCAGATCAACCTGTCTGCCATCACCCTTGCGAAGGGCGGTGACCTGCAGGCCATCAAACTGGTGCATGAACGACTTGAGGGCAGGCCAACCGAGCGCTCAAACGTGACAGTCACGATGGACCCGCACGCAGACAAGAGCCGCGATCAGCTATTGGGTGCGCTTGGCGAAAATCCGGCCGACATCCCCTGATGGCCGTCTATCACCGAGAGAACCCTCCGCCGGACAAGCTAATACCCAGCTTGTGGGCAAAGGCTACGCTCTATTGGCTACTGGCCGAGCATCAGCAAGTGATTCACCGCAAGATATGGGCATCCATCAAGAACCCAGAAGTCGATGCGGATGGTGTGAATTGCGCCCGCCAGACAGGAAAGACAGTCACGCTGATGACTGTGGCCACGGAATACAGCCTGCGCTTCCCTGAGTCGGTCATTTACTACGTCGGCCCGGAATCCACGCAGATCAAGCGCGCCATCAAGAACGCATTGCGTGCGATCCTCAAGACTTGCCCTGCGAGCCTGCAGCCCAACATCAATCTTCAGGCAGGATTGATTACCTTTCCGAACGGCTCATCGATCACCATCGTAGGCACTGACAACCAGCGGGCCGACAATCAACGGGGTGGCCTGGCGCACATCATCATGGTGGATGAGGGCGGGTTCATGGATGACCTGAGCTATGTCTATCTGTCCGTACTGTCCCCGATGTGCTCTACCACTGGCGGGACGATCATCTTCAGCAGCACGCCGCCCAAGACGGCAGACCATGACTATGTCGGCATCTTCCGCGATCTGCAGTCAAAAGGACTGACGACGACACTGACGATCCACGACGACAAGACGACAGGCTGGGAGCGCAGATTAGAGAAGGCCATCCGTGAGGCGGGCGGGGCGCATACCGTCTCGTTCCGACGTGAGCGCCTGTGTGAGTTCGTAGTTGATGATCAGCTGCAGATCGTTCATGACTGGAAAGACGAGTACGAGACAGACTTGCCGATCGAAGAGTACTACCGCAGGCACTGGCACAGATACACGGCGCTCGACTTGGGTACGCGGGACTTCTCGGCCTGTATCTTCGCCTACTACGACTTCCTGAACGCCCGTCTTGTGGTGGAGGAAGAGGTGATCGAGAACGGCCCGACCATGACCACCAACTCACTGGCTAAGGCGATCAAGGACAAAGAGGCTGATGTGTGGCCAGCGCTTGGCGCCCCATATCGCCGGGTGTCGGACAACTCGCTGGGGACTATGCTTACCCAGATGGGCACGCAGGACGGGCTGTACTTTCAGGTGACCAACAAGGACACGCTGGAGGCGATGGTCAATAAGGTGCGGGTATGGGTAGCGACCGGACGAATCTACGTCAGCCCCAAGTGCAAGCATCTGATCGGCTGCTTGCGTTACGGCATCTGGTCAAGCAAGCACACTGGGGCCCGCGAGTTTGCACGATCAGGCGTTTATGGCCACTATGACGCACTGGCCGCGCTGGTCTATCTGGTGCGCAACGTAGATGAACACAGCAACCCGCTCCCCGTACATCACGGCCTCACCGATGGTATGTGGGTGGGCAACACCGACTTGAACCAGCATCCAAGCCCAGCCGGGGCCGAGCTTGCGAAGATATTTGGATAGGACACCATGGCAAACCTGAGCAACCAAGGCGCATCGACCACCGAGTACTGGGCTACGGCCAAGGGTGAGGAGTTGATGGCGGCGCTAGACCAGCGCGTGACTGATTACTACGAATACATCAACCGGGTTGGTCTGTTCGACCTGTGGAAGCGGTGCCACCAAGCCTACTATCAGGCGCTGTACGTCGGCGGCCGGATCGGGAAGGCTGGATCAAATAGCCAATTCACAACAATCGCCGTCAATCACCTGCGAAACTTCACGCAACATCTGGTAACGCTCACGATTGACTCGCGCCCGACCTTTGAACCGAGGGCCACGAACACCGACATGAAGTCGCAGGCGCAGACTCTGCTGGCAAAGAACCTGCTCGATTACTACATGCGGGAAAAGCACCTGGAGAGCATCCTGCACGATGCCACCAAGTACGCCGTTCTGTACGCGGAGGGCTATGTTATGCCCAGTTGGGATGCCCATTCGGGCAAGGTGTATGCCAAAGACCCCGAAACAGGCATCGAACAGATGGAGGGTGACCTCGCTTTTCAGTGTTTCATGCCGCTGGACGTGATCCGCAACCCGGCTGTGTCAAGTTTGAGCAGCAATACGTGGTACATCACGCGTGAAGTTGCAAATAAATGGGATTTGGCGGCGAAATACCCCGAAGTGGCCGAAGAAATCACCTCAACAAGCATGGATTTCGACCCGCGCCGCACATTTGACCAGACGGATTACTCCACGTCGGCCAATTCGGACATGATTTACCTCTACACGCTGATCCACGACCGCACTCCTGCGCTTCCGCAGGGTCGGCAGGTGCAATTCACTGAATCTGTGCTGCTTACTGACTCAGTTCTGCCATATCTGAGCCTGAATCTGTACCGGATCACCTCTGACCCGGTGTATGACAAGCCATTCAGCTATTCGGCCTCGTTTGACCTGTTGAGCCTGCAGCAAGGCGTCAATCTGCTGCACTCGACCATCCTGACCAACCAAGCGGCCTTTGGCGTGCAGAACATCACGTCAAAGCGCGGATCTGCAGTCAAGATCACAGAGGTTAAAGGCGGCATGAACCTCATTGAGTATGAGGGCGACGGCCCACCCGAGGCATTGAATCTCACTGCAACACCAGCCGAGATTTTCAACTACCTGGAGAAGCTGGAATCAGAGATGGAGACGCTATCCGGCGTCAATTCCGTAGCCCGTGGGAATATCCCCTCTGCTGGGATGTCTGGCGCTGCGCTTGCTCTGATTCAATCCATGGCGATCCAGTTTAGCCAGCCACTACAGGCTAGCTACGTAAAGCTGCTGGAAGACGTGGGCACGGCCATGATAGGCCAACTCAAGGAGTACGCATCCGTTCCACGTATCGCCATGATAGCGGGCAAGTCCAACCGGGGATTGATGAAAGAGTTCTCCGGGCAAGACCTGAGCGAAGTCAATCGCGTAATGGTGGATGTCGGCTCTCCACTCTCCCGCACCACATCAGGAAAGCTGGAGATTGCGCAGCTACTGCTCCAGTCCAAGGCAATCAGCACGTCAGACGAACTCCTGCAGGTCATCAACACCGGGGCACTGGAGCCATTGACCGAAGGCGCGACGCATGAACTCATTGCGATCCGTGCAGAGAACGAAGCCCTGTCGGACAACATCCCCGTTCCTGTAGTCATTACTGACAATCACCTGTTGCACATCGCAGAGCACAAATCCATATTGAGTGATCCAGATGCCCGCCGTGATCCTGAGCTGATCCAGACCGTAACCGATCACCTCATGCAGCACCTGAACATCCTGCAAGACCCGGCCAATGCCAACCTACTTCAGTTGCTCGGCCAGACGCCAGTTCCACCACAGCCCGGCGCGGCACCCCCTCCGGGAGCTATGTCCGCGCCCCCCGGCCCATCAGCCAGCCCGAACGCGCAGGTTCAGGCGCAGCAGCCTGGAATGCCCATTAATCCACTGTCCGGCCAGCCGTGGAACCCAGAAAACGGCGGCCTGCCTGCCAATAATGCCCAGCCACAGTAAGGAGTCATCATGGAAGTAGCCGCTACCGAAGTTGCAGCGCCCGTAGAAGTCGCCACCGATGCCACGCAGACTGCGCCGGTTGAGTCGCCCAAGTACAAGGTCACCATCGATGGCAAGGAAACAGAGGTTACGCTGGATGAGCTGCAGCGCGGTTACTCGCATGCCTCGGCCGCCAATCAGCAACTTCGGCAGGCCGCGGAGGACCGCAAGCAGGCCAAGGCACTCCTGCAGACGCTGAAGGAGAACCCACGCCAGATTCTCAAGAACCTTCCCGGCTTCAATGAGGACGATTTCGTCAATAGCATCCTGGATGAGAAGATTCGCCGCGAACTGGAAGATGCACGCATGGCATCCCTCTCGCCCGAGCAGCGGGAAGCACTGGAGCTCAAAGAGCGTGTTGCCAAGTACGAAGCACAAGAGGCTGAGCGCGAGAAGGCGCTGAAGTCGGAGAAGTTCCAGCAGATCGCTGACCAGTACCGCGAGGAAGTCATGGGAGAAATCCTGACCTCGCTTGAAGGCCAGAACGTCCCGCAGAAGTACGTCCCACATCTGATCAAGGAGATTGCCCAGCACAAGGCCAATACGCTGAAGCAGGGCTACAACGGCAAGGACAAGCAGGCCATTCCGATTGCGGTGATCGCCAAGAAGGTGCTGGAGGACTTCCACGAGACGCAAAAAGGCCTATTCAGTCAAGCCGACCCGGATCATCTGATCAAGATCCTCGGCAAGGAAGGCATCGCAAAGCTGATCAAGAGCCAGCTTGAGGCCAATAATCCAGTCGTCAAATCAGCCCCGGTGGTCATCCAGCGCAAGTCAGAGCGTGACAAGTTGGTGCCACAACGCCGCACGTTCGCAGATTTTCACAACAAACGCCGAAATTAGTGCTTTAATGCAGACATATCCACAGGTTAGGCGCTAACCCCCAACCGACCCTGTGGATAAGTAAAGAACACAGCACCCGCGAGGACGCAAGGCCGCTTGGCCCTCCCAATCCTTCAGGACAGTGCAGTTTAAAGAATGGCCGACCGCAATAGTGCGCGAAGCTAAACCCAAACTCCATAATCCCTGAAAGGATTTCCTCATGGACTTCAGTACCCTTAACGGTGACTTCAAGCAGGCTTACGCCGATGACATCATCGACCTGATCCCCGACTTCGCTATCGTTCAGCGCATGGTGCCTTTCGTGCCATCCGCCCAGCGCTCCGGCGACCTCTACCACCAGCCTGTCATCGTCAAGAACGAGAACGGCTTCACGTACCAATCTCCAACGGCTGACGCTTACGCACTCAATGTGCCATCGTCCAGCTACCTGCAAGACGCCCAAGTGGCCGGTGGTCAGATCGTTCTGAACTCAGTGTGCGGCTTCAACGCAATTGCACGCTCGAACAACAAGAACGTTTTCACCAAGGCAACCGACCTCTTGGTTGAGAACATGCTGTCGAGCCTCGGCAAGCGTGTCGAGCTCGGCATTCTGTACGGCCAGACCAATCTCGGTCTATCGTCGGCCACGGTCAATACTTCCGCCACGCGCACGGTCATTACCCTGACGGCCGCGTCGTTCGCTGCTGGCATCTGGGCGGGCATGGAAGGCGCAAGCATTTCCCTGTTCCGTGCTGACACTGGCGTCCTGTTGAACACCGTGGGTGCTGCAACGATCTTTACGGTCAATGTCTCGCCGACCGTTCGTAGCATCACGATTGACGCGGCTGCTGCCGACATCACCGCAATTGACGCGCAGGGTACCAACCTTGCGATCAACTTCTTCGGGGCACGCACGGCAGCAGCGACTTACACCGAGATCGCCGGTTTTGACAAGATCATCACCAACACGGGCTCGCTGTTCAACATCGACGCGGCCACCTACAACCTGTGGGCAGGCAACTCCTACGCGGTTGGCGGCAACCTGACCGAGGCGGTACTTGACGCCGGTCTGGCTGTCGCGGTGTCGAAGGGTCTCCAAGAGGATGTAACTGTTCTGGTCAGCCCGCTGACCTGGACGTTCCTCAACAAAGACCAAGCAGCTCTGCGCCGGTACGATGTCGATTATGGCTCGGGCAAGAAAGCGGAAAACGGCTTCAACGAAATCGCATACCACTCTGTTGCCGGTACGCAGAAGATCGTTGCACACCCGTTCGTCAAGCAGGGCGAAGCCTTCGCAGTCCCGATGAAGCGTGTAGTTCGTTGCGGCGCACAGGAAGCCACCTTCACCGGCATGGCTGACGGCGACACTCGCCCGACGTTCTTCCAGCTCACCAACATTGCAGCGTACGGCATCACCGCGTACAGCAATCAAGCAGTGCTGATCGAGACCCCGGCCAAGTGCGTGAAATTCACCGGCATCACCAACGTCTGAGTTTGATTGACGGTAGACAAGGGGGCTTCGGCCCCTTTGTTGTATATGACCTGACTTAAGAGGTGGCCGCATGCCGAAGATTCTCAACACCACGCCGATAGTTGTACCCAACACGGCGGTGCGTAAGCTGCCGATGACTGTCGTTCTGACTTCTGCCTACGCATCACGCAGTATCCAGTACCAGCCAGACCCCAACAACACGGCCAATCTGATCTCTGTAACACCGGACACAACGACAGCTACACAGCTTGTCGCGGTGAATAACTCCCCTGTTGCAGCCATCGTGATCACCGGTCAGGCCGGGGATACGTACGAATTGATCGAGGGTCGCTGATATGAGCTTTCCTCAAGCAACACTCTCATCCACCCAAGTTGCGGCGCTTGTCGGGGGCGGTGTCGCATCACCACCTGTTTCCATGAGGGCGGCCGTCCCTGTACTGCCAACAAATAGCACCGCGTGGTGGAGCACTGACAAAACAGCCTCGGTATCGATTGCGGTCGATACGAATGTGACATTCGGAGGCCAGCCAACGCTGCGCATCGACATTCCCGCAGGCGTTTCAGGGGTTATCAAGGTCGGCACATCGACAGCGAACGCGAATGTCCCGTTCGGATGGAACAGAAACAACGCCGCTCTAGTTTTCAAGTCCAGTAATCTAGCGTGCGTGAGCGCTGCCCAGTGGTACTTGGGGGACTCGACTTACACGAACTTCTGGACATTTGGTGGCAATCCTCCGGCCGACTACCCGCAGCACAAGCTGGTTGCCGGTGATTGGATGGCGATACGCGACGACGCCGCTAAGTGGGTGGCTTCTGGAGCACCTGCAATCGCGGCTCAGATGCGTTCCAAAATCCAATTCACCGCAACAGCATCGGCATCGAATGAATCAGTCTGGATCGCATTTGCTGGAGCGATGCCGCCGAAGACAAAGCCGACGATTATCCTCACGTTTGATGATGGTTTTCGGAGCTGGTATGACTTCGTAGCCCCGCTGGCACGCTACTACGATATCCCTTGTACCTTTGCCATTACCTGCGATCTGACAGGAACAGCAAACTACATGACAGCGGCGCAGATCACGGAACTCTTCAACGACGAAAGCCGACTGTTCGACATCACAAACCACAGCACGGTGCATACGAACTACAGTACCCTGGGGGCCGCCGCGTACTATGCCAACATAGTGCGTTGCAGGGAGTTCTTGCGCGGCATTGGAATCACCGGTGATGGCCCAAGTCACCATCCTTATGTGGAATCTGTATGGGGGAATGACCTGCTCGCCCTGATGCGGGCCGGAGGGTTTCTGTCTGCACGGGCATCAGCCATCGTTATCGGGGACTCCAAGGATCAGCTCATCCCGAACGACAAGCTGACCTATTCCTTGAATATCTGCACAACCCTCGACCAATCCCATACGGTTGCACAGTGCCTCACAGATATAGCACAGGTCGTGACGTGGAACGGTTTTGGCATGGTTATGGCACATGATATAGCAGCGGCAGACGGCCCTTACACATGGTCATATGCAAAGACAACGGAACTCTTTGCGTCGCTTGCCGCTGCACGCGATGCCGGAACGTATGAGATAAAATCTTGGTCACGCTGGTATGCAGACCACGCAGGCACTACTTCCGACCGCCGCTGACATAGACACCCAACACAACCCGCCTCGGCGGGCAATGACACAGTAACAAAAGGATCGCCGTGAGCATTCCACTAACCATACAGGGCGTCACCTACAACTACCCCACAGAGGGGGATTTAGGCTGGGGCCAGCAGGCGACCGCATGGGCTGCTGCGGTCACGAACTCGCTAGGCCCAGGCTCTAATGCCACGTTCCTGACAGTCCACGTTACGGGCGCATCTGCACTGGATGGCGCTGTCACGATGGGCTCGACACTGTCTGTTACTGGCCTGACTACCATGCTTGGTGGCGCTGCGATAACTGGCGCCGTCACCATGAGCAGCACGCTCAACGTGACAGGGTTGGCTACAGTAGGTAGTGTCAGCGTGGCCGGAGCGGCTACATTTGCCACGTCACCAACGATGCCAACCCCGGCCTATGGGGACAGCACAACCAATGGGGCCACAACCGCTTTTGTGCAGACGGCAGTCAAAGGCCCGGCCTTCAGTGCTTACCAGAGCGTTGCGCAGGTCGTTACAACCTCGACATGGACAAAGCTAAATCTGCAGTCAGAGCTATTTGATACGGCAAATTGCTTCGACACCACAACGTATCGTTTTACGCCGAACGTGGCTGGCTATTACCAAATCAGCGCGGCTGCCGCAACTACTACGGCAGTAACGACTAGAGGCATCCAGATTTATAAAACTGGCATTCCAGTCAAATACCTGGCCGTCGCCCCGTCTACTTCGATGGCGGATGCTGTTGGCGGGAGCTGTCTAATCCCCATGAACGGGACCACAGACTATCTGGAGGTGTGGGTGTATTTGGTTGGCGTCACACCAGCACTTCAGCCGTTGGCTCTGACTACATATTTTGAGGGCTTCCTGGCAAGAGCACTTTAAGCCCAGTCTGCAAATGAAAGGTATTGACATGTCCGACATGGAAAACGAAGTAAAGCTGAAGATTCTCGACCTCTTGTGCTCAATGATGGACTCCGAGCACTCGAAGTTCGATCCTGAGGTTGAAGACGACCTGCCGGATGTTGAGTCAATCCTTGGCGAGCCTGACGCAGAGGTGAAGGTCACGAAGGTTGGCGTAGCCGAGCCGGACGAGGAAGAGGCAGACGCGATGAACGCCGCCTTGGATGCGATCACCGGAGAGGGTGACGAAGAGAAGGAAAAGCCGACGCGCTTCCCGCACATGAAGCGCAAATCACTGACGGTCTGACTCCATGGCCAATCTGCTGCTGTCCAACTACCTTGCTGATACGGTTCGGCAGATAGAGTCGATCCCGAACGCCACACAGACATTCACTGACGATCAGATTCTTCAGTTGATGAATATCGAGCTCCAGGCGGCTATCGTGCCGATGCTCTCTAAGCTCAACGAAGAGTATTTCGTCTTCACGCGTGATGTACTGGTGACGCCAGACACCACGACCATCCCGATCCCTTCTGACGCCATCGGCATGATGCTGCGGGAAGTCTGCTGGGTTGATCCGAACGACCAGATCACCCGCATACCTCGTGTATCGCTGG